TGCCAGCGAGGCCCAGCGTGCCCGCCATGACGACGAGCACTGGCGCCGCGTCGCTACCGAGGAATACATGGCCAAGCTCGCCGAGCGCCTTGACCTCAACCACCCCGAGCAGCGGACGTTGTGGGAAAAGATCCGCGGTTGGCTCATTGACCACCTGCGCAAGGTAGGCGTTATGGTTGCCGACTCGTTGAGCGACAATGACCTGCGCGGTATCCTGTGGGAGAGCTACCATAACATGCAGATGGAAGGTGTCGTCGGCTATGCCAAGGGCAAAGCGTTCCGTGACCAAATGGAGCGTGAGGCCAACAACGTTAACGCATTGCCGGTCAACGATGCCTTAATTGCCGCTGAGCCGTCAATATCTCGTTATCGTGATGATGATGACGACACTGACGATGTTGACGTAGATGGGTTTGACGCCGGTCGCATGACCTTTGAGGAAAGCATTACCGCCGGTATGCTCAAAGCGTCGGCAGATAACCGTGCCGCCGTTGCGGCCAGGACTGCAGCGATGCGCGCCCTTGGCGGAAACCTGTCGAAGCTGCGTCAAGCCATGGCCCGCCAGCGTGAATATGACCGCGGCACAGTCGACAGTATTGTGCGTCTCGCTCGCAGCGTCATGGAAAGCCGCTTTTTCAGAGGTTTCTCCCCTTACGAGGTAAAACGTCTGATGTCGCTGATTAACAATGCGGCAGGCCGTGAGGATATCACCAAGCAGGCCGGCAAGGTCGTTGACTTGCTGTTGAAGCACCAATTGCTATCCTGTGAGAACCTGTTGCACGAGCAAATGCGTACACGCGGCAGCAAACTCAATGCCAGTGGTGTCGAGGTACAGGCCGGTCTTGATATTGATGGCCAGCGCATGGTTGAAGCGATGCGACAAGGCATAAACCTTGACGCGGACGCTATGCAGGAGCGAATCTGGGAAGCGCTCGACCGAATGGGAAGCGCCGACCAGGCCCTTGCCGATGTTGCGGCCGCCGAGTACCAGGGACTGTTGCTCGCCCAACAGTATATCGAGGACATCAAAGGTAGCAAGCAAGAGGAAAACGAGTTGCGCCATGATCTGAAGCAAGCCGAGGACGACTTGCGTGCAGGCACTATTACACGTGAGCAGTACCGCCAGTTTGTAGCAGAGACCGAAAACGCCATCCGCGAGAATCGCCTGGATCGTGTAGGCGCTTACGACCGGCTGACCACAGCGTTAGGTATAGGCCTTAACACCAGTGTCGAGCGCGCCAAGGAATGGCGCGAAATGCAGAAAGAGCGCGTCAACGAGATACGCCACAACGCCAACAGCGACCTTGAAGGCATACCTGCCGACGAGCACGTCAAACCGACATGGATGCAACAGGCCGCCAACTGGAGTATTGTACGCTTCTTCATGAAGCCGCTTGCCAACTTCGACTACATGCTGCGCATGTTGGGACGAAAGAACGTCAATGGCGAGGGCTACCTGTGGCAGCGCTTCATGGGAGGTTGGACCACAGCCCAAGACAGTGAGTGGCGCAATCTTAAAGCCGACCACAAGATACTTGACGAAAAAGTAAGCGAGGTATTTGGCAGGGATATGCGCTGGAGCGACTTGTTTACCCTTGAAAGGAAGTTGCCCGGTATGGACGTTTCCTTCTGGGATGCAGGCGAAGAAAAAGTACACACCTTGACCCAGGGAAACATGCTCTATATCTATATGGTCAATAAGATGAGCGACGGCCGCATGAAGCTGCGCAAGATGGGTATTACCGAAGAAGACGTCGATACTATCCGCCAGCAGCTTGATCCCCGCTTCATCCAGCTTGCCGACTGGCTGCAGGAAGAATTCCTCGTGAACAAGCGCAACGATTTCAACAAGGTTTACCAGCGCATGTTCGGCGCGTCAATGGCCGCCATTGAGCATTACTTCCCGTTGAAGATTAACTCGCGCAGCCGCGGCCAGGAGGAGGACTTGAGCAATGAGCGTTACCTGGACGACAACAATATAGGCTCGACGATCACCGGCAGCATCATCAAACGCAAGCGCAACAGCCTGCCGCTTGACGTGACCGGTGCCGACGCCTTTGATGTCGTGCTTGGCCACTTGCAGGACATGGAACACTGGGCCGCCTTTGCCGAGTTCAACCGCGACCTGAACACCCTGTTAAGCTATAAGCGCTTCCGCAACCGCCTGTTGAACATGAGCAGCATCCGCTTCGGATCTGGCAAGACGTTATGGATGAACTTCAAACGCACATGCGCCATTGCCAGCGGCGCCTATCGCCCCAAGATGGACCGCGACAGCGTTGACACTACCCTTGTCAATGTCGCCAAGGGTGTCACCGCCGCAAAGATCAGCTTCAGGTTCTACACCGCTTTAAAGCAGTTACTGTCATACCCCGCCTATCTGAGCGAGGCCAGCGGCCTTGAACTTGTCAAGAGCAGCAATCCTGTCGGCGCTGTCAAATCCTGGAACTGGGCTCTTGCGGAGTTGCCGGGATTCGCCCAGCGTTGGCAGAGCCGCCAAGCCGGCGACAGCCGACTGCGTGAGAGCGACGCCGACTGGGGCCTGTGGCGCAACAAGATCGTAGAGACCGCGAGCCGGTTGGGTATGTCTCCAAATGCCTTCATTGACGGTCTGACTGTCGCCATGGGTGCCAAGGCTATCTATGAGACCAAGCTCAAACGCTACAAAAAGGCAGGTTATCCTGATGATCTGGCCAAGCGGCTCGCCCTTCGTGACGCTTCTATCTCTTACAACGAGACCCAGCAGAGTAACGCCAATGCCTACCTTAGCGCGATGCAGCTTGACCGCAGCGCAGCCAGCGTCGCGTTGACTGTGTTCCGTAACGCCTCGATGGGCTACCAGCGCCGACTGTTCCAGTCCATTGCCAACCTCAAACATATCTTCACGCCCGGCTATAAGGGACAGGCATTGGAGTTCATGAGCAAGCAGATGGTGCGTGACGGACTGAGCGAGCAGGAAGCAGCTATCGCCGCCGCGCGTGTCTATCGCCGCGCCAAGTACAAAAACCTTGCCGACTTCGCTATCTTCGGCTGGGTAATGCAGATGGCCTGGAACCTGGGCCCGTATCTGCCTTACCTGTTGATGGGTGACGATGACGACGACAAGAAAAAAATGCTTGAGGATGCCGCCTTGCACGCCATTGCAGGCGGCATTGAGGGCCTTAGTGCAGGAAATGTAATGAGCGACATTTATAACATGTCGCGCTCGGGTCAGGACATATCCAATTACAACTTCAACCTTTTGCCGTTGATGAGTGACATTCAGAACATGATGCGCAATTTAAAGCGTGACCGCATTGAAGGAGCCAACGACCTTGTTAACCTGATTGTCCAGGCTGGCGTCGGTGTCAATCCTCAGACACTTACAGACTGGATTGCTGCAGGACTTGACTTTGCCGACGGCAACCCCGATTTGGCAAATGAGTTCGGTTTACTCGTCCTTCGTGTGATGAGTGTACCGCAGAACCAACTCGACAAGCTCTACATTGACGAGCTTGGCCTGACCGCCAGCGACGCGCAGAAACTCAATGCGGGCCAGATGGCAGAGCGTTACACCCGCTACAAGAAGCGCCGTGGCAGTATGTTTACCGGCTGGGCCTACGGTGCCGATAGCGAGGAGAAAGCCGATGAGCGTTACATGAATCGATTTGAGATCAAGACCAAGGAACGTATTGCCGAACTTGACGATGAACAACTCGAGAACAACTTCAATACTGACGACGCCCTGCGCCGCAAGTGGATCGGACAGGAGGTCGCCAAACGTGCCGGAGGAGTAGACAGCTATGGTTCACCAGATACCGACTATGGTGTGATCTATGAGCGCAAACGCAACTATACCGACCTTGCCCAGGATATTCTGATACAGGTCGAGAAGAAGAAAGCCAAGGATTCCGGCGACAAAGAACGCTATAAGGCCCTTGACAGCGCCCAAGACGAGCTTACGACCATCAAAAAAGGCAAGCATACCAAGACAATTGACGAGCCTGGATTGGGAGAAGGCTTTGACGATGAGGTAATGGCAAGGCTCCGCGAGCGTCGCAAGGAGCTGTTGAGCGAGCTTGGTATCACCAAGTGACGTGTTAACGGATAAAACGGAGCTAACGGATAAAACGGAGAACTTTGCAGGATAAAACGACAATGATATGGCAACACAAGAGAAGATAAGGAGACTGAGCAGGGTGAAGCCTGCCGAGGCCGACAGCTTGGCGCGGGCCAAGCGCATGAGCGACGACCGCGGGCGCGGCCTCGAGGTGCTCATGGAAGCCCAGCACCACTGGATGGCGATGGACGGCTTCCGCCGCGAGCGCAAGCGCAACAAGGACTACTGCTACGGCAAGCAGTGGGACGACCTGATCACGGTCGACGGCGTGACGATGACCGAGGCCGAGTACATCAAGAGCCAGGGCAGCGTGCCGCTGAAGAACAACCTCATCCGCAGGCTCGTGCGCAACGTCCTGGGCGAGTACTACAAGCAGAACAGCGAGCCGACGTGCGTGGCGCGCGACCGCGAGGAGCAGCGCCTGGGCGAGGCGATGAGCATCACGCTGCAGTACAACATGCAGCTCAACGACAGCAAGGACCTGCTGGCGCGCTCGTTCGAGGAGTTCCTCATCGGCGGCATGATCGCCCAGCGCAAGTGGTACGGCTGGAACGAGGAGGGCAAGCTCGACTGCTGGACAGGCCGCGTGGACACCAACAGCTTCTTCGTCGACAGCAACATGCGCGACTCGGACGGCAAGGACGCGACGATCATCGGCGAGATCCACGACATCAGCAGCGGCACGATGCTCAACCGCTTCGCGCACAGCCCCGAGGACTACAAGCGCCTGAGCAACATCTACAACGCCGCGTGCAACCGCGGCTACTTCACGCAGTACTGCGAGCAGTTCGGCACTGGCAGGCGGATGAACTGGACGTTCCTGTTCCCCGACAACGGGCAGTGCCGCGTCATCGAGGTGTGGCGCAAGGAGCACAAGCCGCGCTACCGCTGCCACGACCTGAACACCGGCGAGCTGTTCAAGATCGAGATGGAGGACTACGGCGAGATGGTCGATGCCGTGAACAAGCGCCGCCTCGCCCAGGGCCGCATGGCGGGCATCCCAGAGGAGGAGATTCCGCTGATCGAGTGCGAGTGGTACATGGACAACTACTGGTACTACTACATGCTCAGCCCATTCGGCGACATCCTGGAGGAGGGAGAGACCCCCTACGAGCACAAGAGCCACCCCTATGTGCTGAAGTGCTACCCCTTCATCGACGGCGAGATCCACAGCTTCGTCAACGACGTGGTGGACCAGCAGCGCTATGTGAACCGCCTCATCACGATGTATGACTGGATCATGCGCGCAAGCGCCAAGGGCGTGCTGCTCGTCCCCGAGGACTGCCTGGGCAACGTGAGCCTGCCGGAGGTGGCCGAGACCTGGTCGAAGTTCAACGGCGTGATCGCCTTGAAGATGAAGCCCGGCACACCGATGCCGCAGCAGATCAGCGCCAACGCGGTGAACATCGGCATTGGCGAGCTGCTGAATATCCAGCTGAAATTTTTCGAGGACATCAGTGGCGTCCACGGCGCGATGCAGGGTCGTGCCGGTGTCAGCGGAGAGAGCGGTTCGCTTTACGCGCAGCAGGCGCAGAACGCGGCCACCTCGCTACTCGACCTGCTGGAGACCTTCAGCAGCTTCGTCAGGGCGGGTGCCTATAAGGATCTGAAGAACATCCAGCAGTTCTATGACCGCAAGCGCTTTGAGGACATCGGCGGCCGCGCGGGCCTGGTGGACATCAATTATAGTAAGATTCGCGATGTCGAGTGCGACATCAATGTCGTGGAGAGCGTGACATCGCCCGCGTATATCCAGTTCGCCAACCAGTTCCTCATGCAGATATGGTCGGCCGGCCAGATCACGCTGGAGCAGCTGCTCGAGAACGGTTCGTTCCCGTTCGCGGACAAGCTGCTGCAGAGCATCCAGGCCAACCAGCAGAACATGCAGCAGGGCCAGCCGATGCAGGGCATCGACCCGAACGTCATGCAGCAGGCCCAGCAGGGCGTGGACATGAACGCTGTGAACAAGGCATACGACATGCTGCGCGGCGGAAACCGCCAGGCGGCGTGAGCCATAATTAATTCAGTTTTATAAGTTGATGAAAAGCCGCGGCGGGAGTCGCGGCTTTTTACTACATGGTGGCCTCGCTGATGACCTTGGGCGCGGCCCTGAGTGACGAGAGTTTGATGATGCGCGGCATGTCCATCTCAAACAGGCATATCTGCATGCCGATGGCGCGGGTCATCAGGATGTCGTCATGGTATCCGGACGGCGCCTCGAATCCTCCCTTCTCGTTCTCGATATAGACCTTGTACTCCTCCAGGCACATCTCGTCGCGCTCGATGTACAGTCTCTCGCGCACGACCGTCTGCAGGTTGGTGATGATGGTGCGCTTGGTGAGCACGTTGGTATGGAAGCCGTAGCGGATGGGCGCTTTCTCGCGCACGTCGTTGGAGGTGTTGTCTGACTTGCGGGCATATAGGTTGTCGTACACCTCGCGGACCAGCGTGAGGATGTAGTCGGCCTGGCCGCGCGTGTTGTTCGTCTCGAGGGTGTTGCTCTCTATCACCAGCAGGGCATGGTTGTAATACTCGGCCAACTGTGCCGCCTTCCACGCCAGCCGGTCCATCTCGATGTGCCCGCGCCATTGCGCCACCACCGTAGGCGGTTCCCCGTCCATCATCCAGAAGCGGTCCATGACGGCGATGACCGCGAGGTCGGCCTTGGCCGACATTCCCTTGCAGACGTCGACGATCACCAGGTAGCGGTTGGTGACACGTTCGTCGTCGGTGTCCTTCTCCACGTCCTGCCATATCTTGAGCCTTCCGTCCTCCTCCTTGCGGACGCGGATGTTCTCCAGGCATTCGGCGCCGCTGTCGGCCCTGCCGTAGATCTCGCCCACGATCTTTGGCGGCTTGCACGACCCGCGCAGCCGCTCCACGTCCTCGTCATCGAAGACCTTGCGGCCCGCGAAGGTGAAGGCCTCGATGTCGTCGGACGGCGCCTCGCTGGCCATGGTGGCGTGCTTGGTGTGTTTCTTCCGCTCGTGCACGTACCAGTTGATGCCTTCCAGCGTAGCGCCCTTGTTCCACAGTTTCCACAGGTAGGAGCCTGGTTCGCTGCGGACATTGTCGGCGCTGGTCTTGTTGCGGTTGGCGTAGAGCCAGTGGGCGAAGGCTTCGGGATCCTTGAGTTTGCGGCTGTCCCAAGGAATCTCATACCACGGGATGAATACCGCCGCAAGGTCGGAATATCCCGCTTTGGCGTCCAGCCATTCCCTGTGGAAGAAATTGCCCGAACCCTTTGCCGTGGACTCGTAGACGATACTTGTCAGCGGCGCGTCGGTGACACCCGATATCGCCGACTGGACGATCTCCTCAGGGGTCTTGTTGTCGGTCGCTTTCCACACGCCCACCTCAGAGCAGTGCACCAGGTTGTAGTCGTCGCCACGGGCGCTGTCCGGCCTCTCGGCGGAACCCACCTTGATCATGCAGTCGCGCTGCGGTATCTTCTTGATGTTGGTCGAGCCGCCAACGCCCTCCAGCTTCTCCTCGTTCTCGTTGAACTGCTCGCTGACGTCATGGAGCATCCATGCCGGGTAACGCGTGATGACGCGCTCGAACATCTTGCGGATGATGATCGCCGTGTCGCGGACGTGCGCCACCACCAGCGAGTTGAGGCCCACCTCGTGCATGAGCTGGAGCCAGAGCATGTAGATCTGGATCAGTGTCGAGCCGCCCCACTGGCGCGCCTTGAGCAGGATGAGGCGGATTGGCCTGTTCTCGATACGCATCTTCTCGAGCTCGGCCAGCAGCTTGCGCTGCGGTTTGGATATGCGGAACAGGATTTCCTTGCCGCCGCCCTTGGGTTTGATGTAGGCGAACGTCGCGGCCCAGAATGGGAAATCATAGCGCGAGCGCACCTGGATGAACTGGCGCGCGGTAGACTCGATGATGCCGGGTTCCGGCTCACACCCCAGGCTGTCCTCGATGAACGCGCGCAGGCCTCCCGCCGTGATGATCTGCCGGACCAGCGTGTTGTCCATCATCTGCACAGGGAGCCACTGCGTCCTGAGGTCTTCTGGCATGTCCTCTATGGTGACCTTGACGCGCTCACCTACGGAGCCCTCCCCGGTGATGGGGTTGAACTTCGCGTTTATCTCGGCCTTGCGGCGCTCGTTCTCGGCGAGTATGGCCGCGACCGCCTCATCGGTATTTCCTTTCCTGCTCATCTGCGGATGTGGTGGTTATGGGCGCGGCGGCGCTTGCGGATTCTTGATATGATGACCTTGGCCGACTGCGGCGTGATGTAGAACTCTGGTGCCCGCTCGCCGACGACCTGCTCGGTAAGGATGGAGATGGAGAGCTGCGGGTAGTTTTTCTTGAGCTTCATCACGCGGCGGTAGATCTCGCGGAACATCTTTCGCTTGAGCGGCAGCATGCCCTGCAGCTTGTCGCCCGCCATCATGCTGTAGATGACGATCGACGCGCGCTCGGATGTGACCCAGAAGCGTTTGGCCGGGCTCGTCACCACAGCCTCGAGCACCTCTGGAAGCAGGATGTGCGGCCTGCCCGCCAGCTCCTCCTGGAAGGCCCGCATGAGGTCCTCGTCGCGCTCATGGCGCAGTTGTGATATAGTGCCTTTCTTTTTCATTAGAGACCAGTGATTAGTGATAATACAAATTTAATGTCGCTCGGTTAACGGATAAAGTAACCATGCGGCTTGGCGTGGGTAATTTTGACGAAGAAATTTTTCCACAAAATCGTGTTATATAATGGAAGAACCCAACAATCAAGAAGTTAAGAGCAGGCGCCAATCTTTGAACGAGCGCATGCTCTCTCGCTATCCCGACCTTGACGTGAACGACGACGAGGCCATGGCCGGCCGAATTTCCGACGATTACGATGAACTCGACGGGCAGCTGAACGGGTACAAGGAGCGCGAGGGCAAGCTCACCGACATGATGAGCGCCGACCCGCGCAGCGCGCACCTGCTGTCGAGCTGGGCCAACGGCGAGAATCCCGCCATCGCGCTGATGCGCATGTTCGGTCCGGAGTTCAAGGACGCGCTCGACGACCCCGAGCTCCAGGGTAAGCTCGACGACGCGCAGAAGGAATACCTCGAGCGTGTCGCCAAGAGCAAGGAACTGGAGGAGCAGTACGAGAAGAACATCGAGGAGAGCTACGCCACACGCGACGCCTTCCAGCAGGAGAACGGGCTGAGCGACGACGAGATGAACGAGATCTGGGACACGCTGCAGCGTGTGTTCGACGAGGTGCTCGTCGGCAAGTTCTCGCGCGAGTGCATGGAGATGGCACGCAAGGCCATCAACCATGACGGCGACGTCGAGGCCGCGGCGGAGGACGCCGAGGTCAAGGGTCGCAACGCGAAGATCACCGAGACGCTGCGCAAGCGCCAGGAGGGCGACGGCGTGAGCCAGCTTAGCGGAACGAGCGGCAGAGTGGGCGCGCGGCGCCCGAAGACCATCTTCGACGAGGCCAACGAAGCGAACTAACAACGGCGGCGCCACCGCCGTCAACTAGATAACAAACAACAATTATTCATAATCAAACAAAACAAGATGGAACAAGTAACACCTATGGGCACCGCCACTGATGTGGCTGCTGCCGACGCAACTCCCATCGTGCCCAGCAAGGGCACTGCGGGGATGCAGACCCAAGTAGGTAACCAGCCTACCACTGTTTCAGGAGCCGCCGAGGCTGATGGCGGCATCGGCATGGAGAACCTTATCCAGGTCGACATCGACGACGAGCTGTTCAAGTTTTCCAGCGACGACACTCCTCTTATGAACCTGATGCTGAAGGCCAAGAAGGTCGCTGTCCAGAGCGCCGAGGTTGACCACTACAGCATCGACGAGCCCACCGCCATGGTGACCGTTGCCGAACACGTTTCTGGCACGCAGCGCATCAAGCTGGTTGAGGCTGACCGCATGAAGATCCACGCCTATGACGTTCTCTCGGTAGTGGGCGTCGAGGGTTACAAGGGCAGCACGTCGGGCAGTGATGTAGCCAAGAGCGGCCGTCCCCTGCAGCTGTTCGTTACCCAGGTCTATGACGAGGACGAGATCACCGTCAAGGCCATCAACGGTGTGAAGACCGCCGCCACCGACGAGTACGGCAGCCTTCCCACCAGCAGCAGCCCCGTGGCAAACAACACCAACATCATCGGCGCGGGCACCAAGCTGATTATCATGGGCAATGCCCTGTATGAGACCCAGAAGGAGGTTGACCCCGACCTCGTATTGCCGAAGCCCCAGCGCATCTACCTGCAGAAGCGCGGCATGAACCATGTCGTTTCGGACTACTTCGAGAGCCAGAAGAAGCGCATCCCCTTCAGCAAGAGCATCATCGCGGAGGCCGCTATCCGCAACTTCAAGGTGAAGGGCAACCGCACCCTGCTGATTTCCCAGCCCGCCAAGCTGCACGTCAAGGCCAAGAAGGGCGGCGACATGCAGTATGTCTACCAGACCACCGGCGTCCGCTGGCAGGTTAAGCGCGAGGTCGAGCACACCGGCAAGTGGACCTATGAGGAGTTCATCGCCCTGGCCAAGCTGTTCTACACCGGCGAGGACGTGCCCAGCAGCTGCATCGTGCTGTGCGGCAAGAACTTCATGGAATCCATCCAGTGCATCGACTGGAGCAAGCACCCCGAGGTGAAGATCGAGGTAAAGACCAGCCCCAAGCTGGGTTGGAAGGTAACCGCCATCACCACCGTCTTCGGCGAGTTCCAGTTCAAGCGCGAGCCCACCATGGACCGCGTCGGCTACGAGAACTGCGCCCTGCTCCTCGGTGAGGACCGTCTGGTACACTACCAGCGCACCACCGAGCACCAGTTCAGCGACAAGGTCGAGGGTGAGGAAGCTACCCGCAGCGGCATCATCGTTTGGGATGCCCTGGCACTGAAGGGCAGCTGCCACATCTGGGTTGACGGCAAGGGCGGCGAAACCGCTACCGGCGCCACCGAGTTCGCCATCTGGAACAAGATGAGCTCAGGTTCTCCTGTCGCTCCCACCGTTTCTGAGGTGAAGGACGGCACCGTCTACTACTTCACCAACGACCTGACCCTCAACACCGGCGGGGCTACCCATGCCGACCCCACCACATGGGCCGTCAAGGCCGGTGAGATGTGGAAGGCAAACGTCTCCCCCGTGAGCGAGACCTACTCCACCGAGAACCAGATCACCTGGACCCGCTACTACGGCAGCATCGCCGCCGAGTGACAAGACTCAAGGCTTTAGATTAACGGAGGGGCGGGCGAAACGACGCCTGCCCCTCTATAAATTACAAGAATCACGATGAGGTACATCAAGACATACGGTATCGACGGCCTGCTTGAATGGCACGGCTCCATTGACAGCAACGGCGTGAAGATGAAGGTCCACTTCACCAACGGCAGCCTGACGGCTGTAGGCGTCGCTCCCGCCACGTTCACCACCAAGAACGAGCTCACGCAGCGCATCATCGAGAACAGCGACCAGTTCAAGAGCGGCCGCATCCGCTTGACCATGTGCGCCGAGCTTCCTGGCGAGAAGGAGAAACCCGCCGCAGCCGCAGGCAAACAGGCGACCGACCAAGCGCAGGCCGCTAACGCGGTTAGCCAGGACAGCGGCGTCAAGGGCGAGAAGAAGCAGGTGAAGGTGTCCAGCGTTGAGGACGCGAAGGACTACCTGGTTGAGAACTACGGGCTGAAGTCTAGCAACCTCCGCACCCGCGCGGCGTGCATCGCCGCAGGCGAGGAGAACGGCGTCGAGTTCGTTTGGGATAACTGATAACTGTCACCCGCGATGGACTATCCTGTAGCGCAACTGGTTAAGGAGGCGAAGGTCGTTCTCGACGAGAACGTGAGCAGCGAGGCGCTGGCCGCGCTCGGCGACGTCGACACCCTGACGCTGGATGAGATCATCCGCAGCAAGGTGGAGGACGCCGCGCGCCTGGTGACCGAGCAGGCTCCCTCCTGGCTGGTCGACAACGGCAAGCTGCTGCGCGGCTCCGTCATCTGGTCGAGCCAGCCCGGCTACGGCAGCGGCCACATCCTGCTGCCCGCCGACTTCCTGCGCCTGCTGTCGTTCCGCATGAGCGACTGGAGCCGCCCGGTTTCGGACGCCATCAGTGAGGATGACCCGCGCTACGCCATGCAGTCCAGCCGCTACGGCGGCATCCGCGGCAACGCCCAGAAACCCGTCGTCGCGATCGTGCACGGCGGATCGGGCCAGGTGCTGGAGTTCTACAGCTGCGAAGGCGGCGGCGACGTGTACGTCAAGACCGCCCGCTACGCTTCAATCCCCACCGTTGACACCACAGGCAAGATCAACCTGAGCTCCAAGCTCGAGCGCGCCATCGTCTACCGCATGGCGTCGCTGGCGGCCACGGCGCTCGGCTCGCACGACCTCGCGGTCCTGCTGCACGCGACCAGCAACGAACTGGCGCAGATACAAGTAAACAATCAAGAGTAGTAAAGAGAGAGATGGCAGAGAACAGTCTACTGAACTTCCTGGGTTCCTACCCCACGCTGGGCAGCGTGTGGGAAGACCACCCCGAGGGCGGCCGCGAGGGCGACTACCTGAACATAGGCGGCATCGAGCACGTTTGGGACAAGTACCTGCGCCAGTGGGTGCGCTCAATCTCAAGCGGCAGCGGCGGCAGTGGCGACACTGTCGACGGCGACCTCGTCGTGGGCGGCAACCTGAGTGTGGGCGGCAACGTCGACATCGACGGCACGCTGACCGTGAACGGCGAGGCCATCAATAACCAGGGCGAGCCCGGCATGGGAACGCAGACCGCGTACACCGTGGTCGCGGAAGACACCGTGCCCGTGCTCATCAACAGGACGAACAGCGTCCCCATCTCCAGCAACTCCACCTGGCAGCGCGGCACGAACTCCCTTGTCGTTGGCGAGGGCCAGGCGCTGTGGATGAGCGAGCGCGTGTATGAGAACGGCGGCTTCGGCCCGTGGTCCGACCCTCTGCGCATCTCGGGAGCGGACGGCGAGCCCGGCGCCGACGGCCTCAACATCGAGTTCATCTACCGCCGCAGCAATAACCTGCCTACCGTCCAGGATATCCCCTCGGACAGTCCGCAGACGCGCCACTATGTGCCAGCAGGCTGGAACGCCAGCCCAAGCGGCGTCGACACGAGCCACAAGTACGAGTGGATGACCCAGCGCCTGTACACCGACGGCGCGTGGGGCGCATGGTCCCGCGTGTTCGTGTGGTCGGCATACGGCGACAAGGGTATGGACGGCGACGGCTACCAGTACGTGTTCAGGCTGTCTGCCACCCGCCCCGACCGTCCCGGCGTGGGCGGTGTCATCAACAACCAGGGTGAGCTCATTCCCCACGGCTGGACCGACGACCCCACCGGCGTCACCGAGAACGACCCCAAGGAATGGGTGTCGCAGCGCAGGCGCGTCAACGGCAGCTGGCGCGGCTGGAGCGAGCCCACGCTGTGGAACACCTACAGCAAAGACCACACCATCAGCATCAGCAGCGACGGCTTCTGGGTCATCGACGGCGTGAAGACCGGCACGCGCGCCGAGGGCAAGGGCGTGACCATCAAGGGCCGCGTCGACGTGCTCTCGCGCGAGGACATGGCTTCGGGCCAGACCTGCCTCGAGGACGTCTCCAACCCAACCGAGGGCGAGGCCGACGTGGAGGTGGGCGACTGCTACATCGTTGACGACAACGGCACGGACAACGGACACCTGTACATCTTCGTCGGCGGCAGCGGCACGTTCCCCGCCAACTGGTACGACCTGGGCTCCTTCAAGGGCGAGGCCGGCGAGTCGAACTACATCCACACCGCATGGTGCGAGCGCATCGTGTACCAGTACAGCAACGGCATCCTCGTCGTTGACGGCAACGGCAAGCCCGTTGTCAACACCGCCGCGTCGGGAGACTTAGTCACCGCCAAAGGCGTGTACGACTACAACTGGATGGGCCTTGCCGTCACCGGCAGCGAGGACGCGCCGACAGGATTGAACGGCTACGACTGGACCTATCTCAAGGGCGCGGACGGCAACGGCGTGGAGCACGTGTACATCCGCACGAAGAAAGACACCGAGACCCCTGTCATCGACGCCACCGCGGCCGACACCAACGACCGCCAGCCGACCGAGGACGAGTACCTGCCCGTCCTGGCCAACGGCGGCACGCTGGAGGCCGAGTACATCGACAACGGCAGCGGCGGCACCGTGGTTCCACTGTACCAGTTCACCGACGACCCCAAGGGCATTGATGAGACGTACAGGTATGAGTGGATCGCCAAGCGCAAGAAAGTCGACGGCGTGTGGCGCGCATGGAGCACGCCCGTCAAGCACAACATCTACACCACCGGCCGCGGCGTGGCCGGCATCGACGAGTACTACCTGATCACCACTGCGGCCAGCGGCGTGACCAACGGGACCGCAGGATTCTCCACGACCTACCAGGAACCGACCGAATCCCTGCCCTACCTGTGGCGCTTCTACCGCTACACCTACACCGACGGCACGACCGAGGACACCACCGCCGAGCTGGTCAAGCAGTTCGGCAAGACGCCCGTGCTGCGCGTGCGCCGCTGGGTGCTGGGCACTGACTATGAGCAGGGCCTGCCGACCGAGGACTACCTTGACGTCGTGTATGACATCGGCCGCAAGTACCGCTGCAGGGCGTCGCACACGTCAGCCTCGGGCAACCGTCCCGCCGTAGGCGGCAACACCTGGTGGGAGGAAGCCGACGAGTTCGGCATGATCGCCGGCGAGGTCATCCTCGCCGAACAGGCCAGTATCGACAACCTGATCGCCGACCACGTCCAGACCGACATCAAGGGCAGACCGCGCGTCGAGATGTACGGAGCGACAGCACGCTTCTTCGGCACGCTTGCCACACCGAGCATTGAGATGATGGTGGACGCGGACGGATCCGCTTTCCTGCGTTTCTTTGACAAGGACGGCAATGAGCTGTACGACCTTGGCCCGCGCGGCATCAGTTGGCTCAGACAGGAAACCATCCTCGCCTACTTCTCCAAGACTGATGGCCAGTATGTCAAGATGACCAATGACGAGCCCGATATGCTCGACACGACCACAGGCCAGGCTTTCCTTTACCAGTTCAACGCCCAGCGCACCAACGGCACCATTCAGGGCGACAACACTTACACCGGAGGCAATGCCGCTACCGCGGCTGCAGCCGACGGCAAGTATTTCACCTCAAACGTAGCGATCGCCAGCAACACGCTTGCCGACGGCCTGTACCGCCCAACGACGTATAACACCAAGCGCGTGTTCTCCTCGGAGGAGAAGGCCGGGGACATCGAGACGATGCAGGCGGAGATGCTTAACTACGGCCTCCCGCCGGAGCAGATCGATAACTTTGACTGGGAGACGGACAACAATCTTGCCATCCCCGCCATTCCTACGATCTACATTCAGGACTATGTGTGGTTCAACAACGGCGTCATGAGGGCGGCCGTCGCGTTCAGCCAGGCAGAAGGCACGGCTAACGAGGTCATTGAAATAACCGCTTAATGATGGAGGGAAAGTAAATGGGTAATATACCGAAAATCATTTCCGTCATGATAGGCGGCGCCGTGGGCTGGATCGTCGAGGAGTTCCAGCCGACGTTCCCGCTGGCGATCGTCGCCGTGATATTCATCCTTTACGACGCCTGGACGGCCTACCAGCTCGACAAGCGCGTGCATAAGAAGTACCCCGACGAGACCAAGCGCCACGAGTCCAAGTTCACGAGCTTCGCATTCGGTAAGGTCATCAGCCACACCATCCCCAAGCGGCTGTCGCTGATCTTCCTGGCCTACCTGCTCGAGCACTGGGTGTTCATCCACGTGACCATCCCGCTGTCGTATGTCGTCACCGGGGCCATCTGCTTCGAGCAGGCGTGGAGCGTGCTCGAAAACGAGAGCAGTTGCCGCAGCGAGGAGGAAGGCAGTTTCTACCGTATACTGCAGAAGATCATGGTCGACAAGACCGAGCGCCACTTCGACGTGAACCTCGAGGATTTCAAGAAGGCGAAGGTCAGGAGACCGAAAAGAAAAACCAGGAAGGAGGGAGCGGATGAAACTGATGCTTAAACGTATCGCCCGGCGCGAGGACTACACCATCGGCAAGCTGTACCGCCAGGACAAGGAGAACATGCAGTGGGTGTACGTATGCGATACCCTCGAGGACAAGGACCGCGGCCTTGACCAGAGCATGACCGAGGCGAACATCGCCAGGCTCAAGGTCAAGGGCAAGACCGCCATCCCCACGGGCCGTTACGAGATCGTGATGAACGTGGTCAGTCCCAAGTTCCTCAAGAAGGCGCTTTACCGCGACTTCTGCGGCGGGAAAATTCCCCGCTTCAAGTATGTCAAGGGCTTCAACGGCGTGTGCATGCATAGCGGGGTCGACCAAGACTCGACGGAGGGTTGCCCGGTTGTGGGGGAAAACCGCGTCAAGGGCAAGCTGGTCAACAGCTGGGCAACATTCAAGCGCGTGTACAGAATCCTGCTGCGCGCGAGCAATAACGGTGAATCCATAATAATTGACGTGTTATGAAAGACCTCAAGAAAAATATCATCTTCCTCGCCGCGGGCATCGTTCTGGGATGCATCGTCGGCGGGCTGACCATCAAGAGCGTGTACGACAAGCCGGTCGCCGACGTCAGGGTCGAGCGCGACACCGTCACTGTGCACGACACAATCATGCAGTACACGCCCAAGCCGGTGAGCGTGGAGAAGGTGCGTACCGAGTACAGACTGCTGCCTGTGTACCGCACCGACACCATCCACGACCACATCACGCAGACCGTCCACGACACGGCTTTGGTCGAGATCCCCATCACGAGCAAGCACTACAAGACAGAAAATTACCAGGCATGGGTAAGCGGTTACTGCCCCGTGCTCGACAGCATAGAGGTGTACCAGAAGGAGCGCATCGTCACCGAGACGGTCACCGTCACCAAGAAGGCCAGGGCCAAGCATTGGGGCATCGGCTTCACCGGCGGCTACGGCTACGACTTCAACAGCAAGACCGCGGCGCCCTATGTGGGTGTCGGGGTAAGTTACAACATCATCACATTCTGACAGGCATGGCAACGGCATACAACATCAGGATCGTCAAGTCAAGGGTAATCGACGAGGTGCAGAAGACCACCGAGTACATCGGCTCCAAGTCGATGGGCGCGGAGGACACGGAGGCGTTTGACCGCGTCAGGGCGGTGGACGCCGACCGCGAGCAGCTCGACCGCTACTGGATGGAGTCGTGCGCGCTGCTGACCACCTCGCTGGGCCGCTGGCTCGCCTCAACCTCAGACCAGGGGCTTGGACATCACTACGAGGCGGGAAGGAACTACACCGCGACGCTGATGATGCCGTCGAACTGGAACAGCGCCCTGGGGCTGTCGGTGGTCGAGTCGCTGACCGGCTACCTGGTCAACATGATCGTGTCGAAGTGGTGCCGCATCGCCGCCCCCGCGGCTGCGGACACCCACGCGGCGCAGGCTTCGGCCTACCTGGAGGACGCCCAGCGCAAGCTGAGCCGCAGAGTGAAACCCGAAAGAAACAGCAACTGACGTCATGGCGAAGCAGGAGATCAAGATAACGCTCAAGGTGAACGAGCTCGAGTACGAGGTGCGCAACCGCAGCTACCTGATGGGTCGTGCCAAGGAGTACGGGGACGACTACCGCAACGGAGGTGACATGCAGGCCAACGGCGACGACGAGTCCCGCAACGTGGTGCTGCGCTGCATAAGCAACGCGTGGAAGCGCCTGAAACGCCTTGCGGGCGAGTACCTGCAGGGCGGCGTATCATCGGCCGACAACAGCCTGATGTCGGGCAACCGCGCGACGCTGTCGATGACACTGCTGATGCCGTCGAACTACGACACCAACTGCACCGAGGAACTCGTGTCCACGGCGCACCGCTATGTGGTCGACCACACGTTGGGCGAATGGCTGGGTCTCACCGACAAGCCCGACGCCGAGGAATATGTCCGCAAGGCCGAGGACGACGCCCACCGGTTCATCGACGCCTTGAACCGACGCAGGCGTCCGCGCCGGCCGACGTTCGACGAGGACAGCGTCGGTCCGTGGAACCAGGGCGACGGCGACGAGGACATCTACTGGGTAGACTCTTACACCTGGGCCGACTCCGGCACATGGGTTGAACGATAACAAACTAAAGACGAGATATATGAAAACGGACAAGAACACGAATTTCCTCAACGAGAGCTGGAACGGCATGACCCACGGCGAGGTGAGCGAACAGCTGCGCACGCTGCTGAAGGACATGATCGACGACATCGTCACCGCGGGCCAGTCATCCAGTGTGGGCATTGCCGACATCACCACCAGCGAGTCGCAGGAGGACGGCGGGGTCAACACCATCACCATCACGCTTACCGACGGCACCGTCAAGACCGTCAGTGTCAGGAACGGGCAGAGCGGCGGCATGGTGTCGACCGTTGACACCGCGGCCCGCGCCGCCATCATGGAGCTCTACCGCAACCTCGCGGGTATCGCATTCGTCGGCGACAAGCCTGGCATCAGTTTCAACGCCACATCCTTCCAGGTGCAGGTGTTCTCATCGAACCTGCAGGGATGCGCCGTCGTACCGTATCCCGAGAGCGTGTCCTACGGAGGCAGGGTGGTCATCGCAATCCGTCCGGCCGAGGGCAAGACGCTCGACAAGGTCACACTCACCGACGCCAACATCATCTCACGCGGTGCCCAGGGTGTCACGAGCCACGGCTATAACAGCTCTACCGGCGACTACGAGATCGTCTTTGACAACGTCATCGGCGACATCAACATCACCGTGCAGAACGTCACCGCGGCGGATATTCCCGCCGACCAGGTCAGCCTGAACATCAGCGCGCCAAACTGCAGTATTGAGGGGTCGCCTGGAAGCAGAACGTACCTTGGTGACAGTCTTGATATCATTATCCGCCCGAACCAAGGATTCGTGCTGTCGGGCAGCAACGCCGTGAGCGCCACCATGACCGGTGGCGGGCAGCTTACCATCACCGCGCTCCAGGACGGAAGCGTGGAAATCGAGACCGGTTATGTGACCGGCGACATCAACATATCTGCCGCGGCGACCGCCGTGTTCTCCGTCACGTACAACCTGACGAAGTGCACCAAGGAATCCGGCGCTCCCGTTTCCGTGCTTAGCGGATCGTCTTTGGACGTGGATCTCACCGCGGAGGAAGGCTATACGCTTGATGCCGCTTCAGGCGCCCGCGTGACAGTGAGAATGGCCAACCGCGCAGTCACCGGAGCTTATGACGCGTCGACACAGACCGTCCGCATCAGCCAGGTTACCGGTAATGTGGTCATCGAGGCTGAGGCTGTAGCCGTTGCTGTTGATCCGGTTGTTCCGAGCGAAGGCACGCCTGTGCTGCTGAGACTGCTGAACATCACCCCGGACGACGAAACCCTGACGCAGGACGGAAACTACTGGCGCGGCGTGATCGCCGATACCAACAGCGGCTACAGCGTCGGTCTTGATGTGGACAGCGGGTGCACGTCAAACAATGACCTGGACGTGCGCGTCGGCGGCGTCCGGCTGACATTGGGAACAGACTATACCTTCGCGGATGGAAAGCTGGCTATCACCGCGGCGGCGCTGACCGGGGATGTCGTCATCACAGCGACAGCCCACACGGGGACAATCACCGTGGTTTCTGACGCGGCCGTAACCGGTGGCATCACCATCGATGACACGCCCGTTGACCTGTCCAACGGAACCACCACAATCAGCAAAGGCTCGTTCGGTAAACTGCTGTTCTCGGATGATGCCAAGTCGCACATCACCGCTATCGACTTCGGCGGCGCCGTGTGGGAGGACGATTCAATCAACATCTCTACCCAGGACGCGCGAAAATCATGCTTCAAGAACATGAGCAAACTAGTGGAGGTGAGCGGCTTTGTCAATAGGGTGAACTACAAGTACGGCATGTTCTGGGGTTGCTCTAAACTGGAGACCATCGACACGATCGGCTGGGGCCACAAGCAGGGATCTGAAAATAACGTCATGAGCGCGCGCATTTTCTACGGGTGTTCATCGCTGACGGATATTGACGCGTCTTTCCTGGTCACAGCTTCGGACACGAGTCTCAGTGAGAGCTTCGCCGGATGCACATCCCTGGTCACCGTAACCGGTCTCGACACATGGGACGTCTCCAATATCACCACCATGTATTGCGCGTTCCGCGGTGTCAAGTTTGAGACCGGCGGCACGCTGGGTCTGGGCAAGTGGAACAACGCCTCCAAACTGACGCAAGCTCAGTATATGTTTGACGCGTACTCAAGCATAGGCGGATGTAAATGTTCGGCCGTTGTTTTCGGTAACGTAAACTTCGGGAACTTAACCGCGGCTGTCGGGTTGTTCATGCCCAGCAACGTCAAGACCTTGAAGTTCACCACACCGACACCCCCGACAGTCAACCAGGACTACAACGTGCTGAAAGGATGCAGGGGAATTTACAACAACCAGGTGCTGAGTACCGGTTCCATCAAGGTGCCGACAGGGTCAAGGGAAGCCTACATAGCCGCCGCCGGGTGGTCTGAGTTCGCCGGCATCATAACCGAGGAGGATTGATTATGCCCGCTGACCTGACCATAAACGACAATGCGGCAGCGGTGGTGAACCGCATCAACACCGCCATCAACGTGCAGAACAAAGGGGTTACACCGCTTGGTACTGACCCTAACGCCGGCACTGTGATTTCCCGCGTCAACTCTGCCATAGCCGCCGAGAACAACGACCAGCTTGAGACGGTGGCCGACAACGACAATGCGGCTGACTTCATCAACAAAGTCAACAATTTGTATAAGTCAGTCCTTGCCGGCGGGAGCGAACCGGCGGGAGACATCAAGTGGGAGAACGTGAAGCTCATCGCATGCGGCGACAGCATCACCGACCCCACAATCGCGCCTTTCGGATTGAACAAGTACTGCTACAAGGCCGCGGCCGCGCTCGGCATACCTGCGGGCAACGTCACCGACATCGGCATATCAGGATCGACCATGATCTACTCTGAAGGGTATAGCGTTACTGCAGGCAACGCGCCGCAGATGCGCAGTTTCCTTTATGAGTTGGCCGAAGGGAACGAAACGGCCGTCATGCCGGAAAACGCGGGTAACAACGCGCAATATGTAGGCAACGGGTACAAAGGGCCGACCGGCATCGATTGGGGCGTGTATGACGTGATAACGCTCATGCTCGGCACCAATGACGCCGCCTACTGTAAACTTTCCTATGGCGGATTCAAGCGTGGAACGGTGTCTGGTACTACCTATTCAGACTTGACGGAGTTTCCCACTGATAAACGCAACTATTTCAGTTACGCTTATGAGGAGGCCATTCTAAGGATACTCAGTGAGAAGAAAGAGAGCGCCCTTCTCGTGTTGTGCGTCCCGCCAAAGACCGCCACTGGCAGCAACTTCGATGTCGCGTACGCAACACAGAAAGGGGATCCCAGCATCAAGGCCATCATCGAGGCACTGGCTGTCAAGTATCACCTTCCCGTTGTTAACTTCTATGACGACATCGAGAACATGACCTGGACCGACGGCGCCGTGCATCCTGACGCCGACGGCAATGCGGCCATGGGCGAACTGCTCGCAACGCGGCTGCGCGAGGAGGCTCCGGAAGACTGGGGCAGCCAGGCGCAGCCGGGAGAATACGGGGACGCGCCCAGTATCCTTGTGCTGGGCAACTCCTACACCCAGGACTCGTGGGCTTACGTGCCCTACCTGCTCAAGGAATACGGCATCAACATCAAGGTCGGCATCTACTACCGCAACGCGGGCGGAATTTTCAGCACCAAAAACGAATACTATGGCGGTGCCGCCTCAAACGTGGCGAAGGGATTCTATTATTTCGACACCGCAAAGCAGACCGGCTGGGAACTGAGGGACAGCTCGCCGACGCCGCAGAAAAGCGTGAAGTACTACGACGGCATGGAAAATGACGCTGAGATAGACGAGGACAAGGCTGGCATGCTTTGGGATATTATCGTGCTCCAGCAGGTGTCTACCGGCTCCTACAACCATAACGACTACGGATTCTCGAGTGGCACCATCGCCACCATCAAGGGATATATAGAGAGTGACATGCAGAGGGATGATTTCAGTTTCGGCTGGAACATCAACCATCCGAACGGAGGTTATTCCAACAACCTGCCGACCGACATCCTTGAGAACATCCAGGAGGCTTGCCGGGAATACGGCATCAGCATCATCTTCCCCTACGGAACGGGAATCATGAACGGGCGCAACTACGCGGCACTTGCCGACGTGGGCTTTGGCGGCAACGGCAATATGACCTATGACGGCGCGCACCTGGCGGGAGGACTGCCCCACTATCTCGCCTCGCTGACCATCATCGAGGCGCTGTTCAGGATGTATTATCCGAACTCCGGGCTGACGGTACTCGGAAACGGCACCATCCCCGACGAGGATTGGATAGCGGGCAAGAATATGCCCGGCGGCCGCGGCAAGTCCATTGCGTCAGGCACCAATGAGGAGAACTGCGCCATCGCGCGGAAGGCCGCCATCAACGCCTGCGTCAACCCGTGGGAGGTTTACGGCGACGAGGAGACCATCTACGAAAGCTGGCCGCTCACCGTCGTCATCCAGACCAAGAACAGCAATATCGTCAACAACGGCGGGTATACCGTCATCGACGGCGGCACCAGTCCAGGGATCAAGACGAGCTACATCCTTGTGCCGAGAAACACAAGGCTGTCAGGTTTTGTCATCAGGGCGGCAGACGGCCACACGATATCCGGCAACGCCCACAGCTGGCGGTACAAGAAATACAGCCAAGCCGAGTTTGTCGGCAACACCGAGCTGGATTCCGCCCACGGCACACTGCCGCTAAGCAGCGGCAACACCGAGTGTAATATCGGCGACTATGACGGCGGCAACGGCCTGCCCGTTGACCACAACATATTGATAACGGTTTACGGAACGACATAATACTTATTGGCATGGAACATCAAGAGTGCACAGAACAGTTACGACAAAGGTTCGTCAGGGGCAACCGCTTCAGGCTGTCGGTCACGCTCACCGAGCGCGTGGTGACGTACCAGGACGGCAAGGCCAGCTACAGCGAGCGCGACTTCACACCGCCCGCAGGCGAACCTGTCAAGGTCAAGCTGTCCATCGGCAGCAAGGGCAGGGCCTACCAGGCGAACGTGAGCGGCAACGTGGCGACCATCCTGGAGCCCGGCACGCTGGCCGCGGGCGTTTATGACATCGAGGTGACGAGCAAAGACGCCGAGGGTATGCCGATGCGCTACATGCGCCGCGCTGCCGTGGAGATCGTCGAGGCCACGGCCGAGGCCTGCATCCCTCCAGGCGTGGAGTTCGGCTGCGAGGCCAGCGCCCTGCAGGCCTACTTCTACAGCGGCGGCAGCACGTCGATCGTCGGCCTTACCGACGCCGAGGTCACCGTCGTAGACGGAGGCCACAAGGTAAGATTCATCTTCGCCGACGGCAGCACGAAGGAGTTCGTGGTTCGCGACGGCACGGGAGGCGGCGGCTCGTCATACTTCGATGGCAACACCCTTGTCCTGGATGACGGCGACGGCATCGAGCCCGGCGGCACCACGCCGAGCGACGGCGGAAGCGGAGACCAGGAGCATCAGTATGACGGAAGCGTCGACACCGCGCTTGACCCCAACAGCCAGAATCCAGTGGCTAACAGCGTCGTCACCGAGGCGCTGGGTGACAAGCTTGAGGCAGGGGACATTATCCCTGGAACAGGCGTGAGTATCAGCCGCAGCGAGGTTGACGGCAGGCCCAAGGTCAAGATCTCATCCACCGGAGGAGGTCAAGGAGGCGGAGGCGGCGCTGCTGTGGGCTTCATCAGTGACGCGTCAGAAGCCACCGCGGGCGACACGATCTATTTTTTCTCGAATAGCCCTTCGCAAGGTGTGGGCTCATACAACACCCTGCTGCAGGAAGGCAGCCTGACCGGCACGGACGGCAAGACGTATGTCTACCATCCCGGCAAGCTGTACCACCTGTATGAAGACGGCTCGTTCATTGAGATCGAGCCCGACGCGAAACACTATGTCACCTACAGCGGCAACAAGGTGTATTACAACTACGAGGAGGACGGCGCGATGCGCAGCACGCTGTGCGCGATGCCGCGCTACGGCACCCCCGTCCTGAACAGCCGCATTAAATACGCGGACACGAGCGACACGGCCATCCTGATGATGAGCGTGAGCGGCCCGTTCTTCGCCGAGACCACCGACGTCACCGTGCGCTTCGACCCCAACAAGGTGCGCGTGTACCGTTACGAGAACGGCACGCTGACCGAGCTGCAGAACAACAGCGTGCTCAGGTACACCTACGCCGACTTCCACCTGCCGCGCTCGCTGAGGGTGGTCAGGAGATACAGCAACGCTGACGAACTCGCGTCGCCAATGGATACCGACGTGTGGATGCACACCGGCGCCGAGAGCGTGAGGGTGCGGGTGAAGTTCAGCGCGGCGAAGGTGTTCTACAAGGACGGCAACACCAAACCGATGTCAGGCGTGCCGGGCTTCAATCCCGCCACCTCTGACAGGGCGCAGTACCTGACCGTCAATCCCGACCGTTTCGTCGTCAATGGCGGCGCCAACGTCATCGCCGTGGCCAGCGGGATCACCGTTGACCGCCGCAGGCGCAACGTGTTCTACGCGAAGATCGTCTCGCATAAGAACAACCCGACATTCCACGGCCGCGCTTACACAGCCGGAACGGGAAACGTCTACTACTCGACATTGTACAACAGCAACTCGCAGACCATCGAGGAGAAGAAGAATGTCTTCCTGCAGTGGAACGGCGCCGTCTCGATCCAATGCTACATGCAGGACTACCGGCTGGGCGGGAACGTGCCGCTCGACCTGAAGCTGTACATGGGCATGACGGGCGACGTGAACGTCGCGGTCAGCGAGATAGGAGTGTTAACCTTTTCAGATGTCACGGACGATGATCACCAATAACCATAACAATACCCTCAAAGAGAACGTCGAGACCGGCATGACATTCCATGTGAACGTATGTCCTCAGCTGTTCATGCGCTCGTTCGACCCGTACATGGCCGTCGGTGACCGCCTTGTCATCAGGTACTATGTAACCGACTGGCAGGACCGCGAGTACAACAACGACGAGATCGCCCCGACCTTCACCACCGTTATACGTATCGACGAGGATACCGTCGACCAGGCCGACGTCGTCGAGATCAGGCAGACCACATACGCGGGCGAGCAGGTGCTCGACCTGGGCACGTTCGCCGAGGGCGTGCACTCGTTCAGTATCCGCACCATCCAGAGCAACGGTGTGGGTTCCGGCACGCAGTATTTCCGGTTCCTTGTCGAGCCCGCCGACGCGTGGGACACCGTTCTCGACCTGGATGAGACGCTGCATTTCACGGCGAGCATGGACAGGACCCGCTTTGAGCCCCACCTGTCCGACCCCTATTACAACAACAGCAACAATCTCGTGCAGGACAACGTCATGTACACCTGGCGGTGCCGCACCGTCGCCGACTATGACGTCACCGTGGTCAGACAGAACGGCGTCGTCAAAGACATTGTCATTGTGGTTGACGGCCAGATCACCCACGAGAACATGAACCCCAACAGCCAGAGAGCGTGGGCGGCTGAGGACATCAGCGGCACTTACCATGTCACCACCGAGTGCCTGGTGAACGGCGTGACAAAACCGCTGGCCGACTACATCGACACCTATGACGCGGACAATCCCCACCCCGACGCGGTCGTCAGGGCGGCCACAAAGAACAAGCTCGCGCTCAACCGACTGTTTGAGGCTGCTGTGGCTTACGGCGGCAAGTGCGTGCTGCGCATGCCCGAGGATATGGTCATTGTCACGGAATACTACAAGTGGGAAGGAGCCATCGGCAGCGGAAGCATCGTGAGCGGAACCTGCGGAAGCCCTATCGTGTTCCCCGACGAGTTCACGCTCGACATGAACGGCGGGATCATCTGCTCGCTGATCAATCCCAACATCACGAAAAGCGCCGCGGTTGTCGTGTCGCTTTCCAACAACTTCAACACGCATATCATGAACGGCGCCATCAGGGGATGCTACACCAATTTCCCGCTGGACACCGGAGGGTCGACGTATGAGTACTTCGGCGTGTTCGGTATGGGCGGGTGCATGTTCTGCTCGCTAAGACATGTCGACCTGAGCGGCTCATGCGGCTACGACGTCAACATCACCAAGGGCGACATGTACCGCATAGGACCCAACAGCCCCGGCACGGCACCGCACATGAACTACGGCTACATCGACTTTGACGGTGTGGTGCATACCCCGAGCGAGGAGGAACTGCAGTACCTGGACGCGCACAGCGAGTCGCTGTGCATGATGTACAGCGACATGCGCGACAGCATCAGCCTGTACGCTGGCGTCCTGAAAGGTTACACCAACTACTTCTACCGCGTCGACGGAGCTGGCGGAGCAAACCGCCACCGCGAGGTGGGGCGCGAGATGTTCGTGCACTACTATGACGCTGACAAGAAATTCATCAAGACCGAGAAGATCCTGCAGAACTACCCCATTATCACCCCCAAGGACGCCGTGTATCTGCGCACGTCGCTGAAGGGCTGCAACAAATACGGCACGGTCAACTCGCTGATCCAGGCCGTGCCTACCAACAACGTCGAGAAACTGGGCAATGTCGTATTCCAGTGCGGTGCCTTCGACTGGTGCTGCGGCCTGTACGGCTGCACGGTCCACGACGAGCGCTCGTGCCTGTTCGACGGCGACTACTGCACCCAGCTGATGGTCGAGGGCTGCGTGTTCTGGAACATCGGCGCCGAGCGAGACGGCCGCTACGGCGGCTACAGCGTGACCAAGCGCTTCGCCGACCTTGAGGACAGCACCGAGTACATCTTCAACATGTTCATGGATAACTGCGAGCTCGTCTTCGGCGACAGCGGCTCGTTTACCGTGCACCGCGCCAACAACGTGTGCCTGGTCCAGTGCAGGAGTATAGCGCCCTTCTTCCAGAAGGACGTGTACGGCGGGCAGTTCGACATGTCCTACGGCGGCCTGATCAAGTATAACGGATACGGCACGCCGGTCCCGCACACAACCGTCATGAACAGCATACTACGCGGTCTGAAGAACGAGCGCTACGCGTTTGACCACGGCGCCGCCACCGGAGACATCTGGCTGAAATACTGCACGCTGTTCGACAAGTCGGGCGGCGCGAAGAACCAGATTTACGGAATCCATTGTTCAATCCCTAACACCTAAAGAAATATGGCAACACGAATCTTACCGAAGTTTATTTATAACGGCGTCGAGTACCAGATCTCCATTGACGAGAACGCTGTCAACGCCGACAGCGAGGCCAGGGAGAACAGCGCGCGCCCCATCACCAGCGGCGGCGTGTATGAGCTGTTCCTGGGCCTGGCCGAGTTCATGGGGCGCCGCGTCGTGACGGAGATCTCGAGCGGCCCGGCCAACGCCGACGGCAGCATCCCGACGGCCCAGGCCGTGTCGGCGCGCGCGCTCGAGGCGGCGAAGGAGGTGCTGGCGAACGTCGCCAACACGAGCACGTGGCACGTCAAGACTCCGCGCCAGAACGTGTTCACGCGCGTGACGAAGGTCAGCGACATCCCCGTCGGCTCGACGGGATGGCTGACACAGGCCGACGGCAACTACGCGGCCAACAACTTCGTCTACCGCAAGGAGAGTAACAAGTACTATACCGAGGAACCGCTGAAGAACGTGCTGATGTATGACGCGACCAACGGCAGATTCTGCCAATGGACCGGCAGCGCGCTGGCCTTTATTCAATAACCACGGACATGGAGAACGTAGTAACGCATATCAGGAAGAAAGGCCAGGACAGGCCGGTCGTTGACCTTGGTGCCCGCGAGTTGCTCGAGAACAAGCAGGACAAGATGGAGTTCGACGAGACCCCGCGCGAGCACAGCGGCAACCCCGTGACCAGCGGCGGCGTGCATGCCGCGCTTTCGGACAAGGCCGACAAGAGCGACACCTACACCAAGGACGAGATCAACACGAAGCTCGCCGAGCTACCTTCAGGCGGCGGTAGCGGCTATTCGGTGAGTTATTCGGAAGGCGTTCTTGTTTTCTCAGGGGATAACCTGCCCACATACAACAACGGAATTTTAACACTATAAAGAAATATGTCAACACAAGAAACTGTTAAGCAGATCAGACAGGGGGTTAACGGCCCGCTGCGAGACGTGGAGGACACCACCGCCCGCGGACGGATTGATGAATTGCAATCAGCCGTCAACGGCAAGGTCGATGCGGTCAATGGCAAGGGTCTCTCGACCAACGACTACACCACGACTGAGAAGAACAAGCTGGCGGGCATCGCCGCTGGTGCGCAGGCCAACGTGATTAACGGCATCAATAAGCACGACGGCACACCGCTCCAGCCGCAGAACGGCATCGTGACCCTGCCAGAGCAGACGGAGGTTGACCTTTCCGACTACTACGACAAGGACGAGGTGGATGGGATGGTGGCCAACGCTGGTAAGGTGAAATCGGTAACGATTAATGGCACGAAAAAGACACCAAATGAGACCACTGGTGATGTTGACTTGGGAACGATTGTCGGGCCTCAAGGCCCGAAGGGAGACCAAGGCGATACCCTGCTTGTCGATGGGAATTTCAATCCTATTACAGACATCGTGAACGACATGACCACTGGCGGCACGAACAAGGCATGGAGTGCTGAGATGGGCAAGGAATTGGCCGAAGAAGTCAGCGACATCCCTGTTATCGACATCCGTGTTGTCAACAACAAGCTGTTCATCAATACGCAGGGCGCACTTGCGCCGAGGGTAAATGTCGGCGCATTGAGCAACGATGCCTTATCATGTCGAGCAGGGCAGACCGCCACCGCAACATTCACCGTCAGCGGCAGGAGATTGACTGGGGACATCGGCATCGCCGTGAGCGACAACACCCATTTCTCCGTATCACCGAACAGAATCTCGCCCAGTGGCGGCATGGTAGGCTCAACGCTGGTCACCGTCACCTACACCCCTGGCTCTGGTGCGACGGCAGGCACGACACACAACTGCACCATCACCATCACAAGTGGCGATGTGACTTACGGAACGCTGGAACTGACTGGTACGGTGGCCGCTGCACCGAGCATCATCCTCACCCCTTCAACGCTGTCCATCAGTGCAATGAGCGGCCAGCAGGGAACTGGCACAATCAACGTCAAAGGTAATGCCCTTGACGGGGACATCACGCTCACGCTGGAGAACACGTCATACATGTCATTTGAGGCTGGGTCAAGCGTAATCACCAAGACTATCGCCAAGGCTGATGCGATGACATCGCAGGGGGTTGATGTGACCATCTTCTACACAGGCACAGCGGACGATGAGAACGGAAGCATTAAGGCATCATCTACTGGTGCCACATCGGTATCAGCAAGCGTGTCGGGACAGGTGGCTGTTCCGCCATCAGTCGGTGACACGTTCACGGCTGGCGGTCTTACCTACAAGGTAAGGACTGCGCCGAGTGGAAGTTCTAACGGAACGGTGGCTTTAACGAATCAAAGCGGGAATGACGAGTTTTCGGGTTCAAACACATCCACCTACACAGGAGGCATCGTCATACCAAGCACGGTAACACATGACGGGTTCACGTTTGATGTGGTAGAGATTGCAAACTGCGCATTCTACAAGGCGTCAATCACAAGCATCACCATCCCTAACACGGTGACAACGTTAGGGCAGTTCGCAATAGCGGAGATGACTACATTGATCGGAACGCTTACCATTCCCAACTCCGTTACCTCGCTGGCATACGGCTCATTATACGACCTTAAAGGTATTACGAGCCTTGTCATCGGCAACGGAGTAACGACCTTGGGGCAGAGAATGAGCATGGGGTGCAGCGCACTTACGAGCATCACATTAGGCACTTCGGTGACTGGATTTGCGCAAGAACCTTTCAGGGACTGCACAAATGTCAACACCATCACCTGTCTTGGCTCAACACCGCCGAACAACTCCACATTCAACCCTTACTTCATCACGAACGGCACCACCGACATACGAAATCAAGTTGACCTTGTAGTGCCTGCGGCTTACCTTTCGACATATCAGTCTGAAAGGAACGGCTTCGTGAATGATGCCCAAGGAAATCTGTTGTGGAAATCACTTACTGGACAAAATTAAAATCATAAGATATGGCTAAATTAGACGAAACCATCAATATCAACGGCACGGACTATGAGGTTTGTGCAAAGGCCGAAAATGTAAGTTACGGCCAAAGCAACGTGAAAGCCGCACTTGATACACTCATGTCTGGAGGCGGTGGAGGGCAGGGTCAAAGCGCATGGCAGTCCATGTGGGTACTCGGTGATTCCACAGCGGCAGACAACTACAGGCATGTCACGGGTTACGCATGGAGACCTACTACGGTAAGCATCTACAAGGCGATTGCGAGGATTCGTGGTGTCGCTCATGCGAATTATCACAACCTTGCCGCAATCGGAAACGGACTCGGTGATGTACTCACTTCAATGACCAACGTGTCGGCAGATGCTGACATCATCTTCATCCAGATTGGTGTCAACAACATATCGCAGGCTCTGCCAGTCGGTGACATCGACACCATCCTTGGGTATGACATCAATTCGGCAGAACTCGATGACACCATGCTCGGAAGGTATTATCACATGCTGTTATACCTCAAGGACAAGTGCGAGAGTGCGAGAATCGTGTGCGTATCACCACTATATGCGAGAGCAAAAGAAGGCGAGAAGATGACCACTTTCCGCAGCGGCGTCAATACGCTATGCGAGTTCTTTGGCGGCGAGAAGAACGATGTCTATTATATCAACGGCGCAACGCTTGGAGTGGACAGCAGCAATGATGCCGTGATGTACGACTCCGAGTTGCTGCACCCGACTAAGCAGTGTGCGGTGATGATGGCTTGGCGAATCCTTAACGCAATGGATGCGATGTCGCAGGCTGTCATGCCTGATGCACCTTACCTTGAGACCGACCCCAAGACGCTCTCTTTCTCAGTCTCGTCAGGTGGAAGTGCCACATTGACACTCAAGTACAAGGCTCTATGGTGGGGGGATGCCTCATTCGCTTTTGTTGACGCTCCTGGCAACAACAACAAGGGATATTACTCGGTTTCTCCCGTCAGCGAGTCCGCAGACGAGTATGGTAACGTATTCGGTGAGGTTGATGTTACTTTCGATGCCAGCGGATTGTCGGCTGGCGAATATCCAGTGATGTTGTGGATTTACGGAAGCGACAACAACCAAGAATATGGTCATGTCGACATTTCGGCAGTGGTATCATGAACGACAAAGTTAAACACATATTGGCGGGGTCTTATTGGCCCCGCGATTTTTTTTGTTGGCTCTGTTAACGGATAAAACAAGAAATGCAGGCAATACCAGTAGATTTGCGCAAAGAAATATGCGCGTATTTCATAATCAACTTTTTTATAAACAAATAAAATTTACAGATATGGCTTTAGAAAACGATGGAATTCATATTCTGAAAGACGACAGTGGCCTCAATGCGATGGCCATGATGAACAACAATCCCTGGATGTACCTGGTGATGCTGGCGTTGTTCGGCAATGGCGGCTTCGGCTGGGGCGGCAACCGCGGCGCGGGCGCCAATGGCGTCCTCGACATGGAGACCCAGAACAAATTGAACAGCCTGCAGGCGCAGATCAACGACAACAACAACAACCAGTGGGCGCGCCAGGCAATCCAGGGCAACGGCTTCGCCATCTCGCAGCTGGCCCAGAACCTCAACGTCGACTACAACGCGCTGCGTGAGGCCGTCGGAAGCGTGACCATGGCGATCACCCAGCTCGGCTCGCAGAACGGCATGGGCTTCGCCGGTGTGATGAACGCGATCAACCTGGGAAACCTCAACCTGATCCAGAACCTGAAGGACTGCTGCTGCGGCCTGAAGACACAGATCCTGGAGCAGGGCTACCAGGGCCGTATCGAGACCATCAACCAGACCAACGAGCTCCAGACCAGCATGCGCGTTGAGAGCGGATTGACCCGCGCGTCGATCGACTCGTTCCGCCAGGCATGGGAGAACTCCCGTTACCAGGACAAGGTGGCCGAAGCTGCCCGCTTGCAAACCGAGCTTGACTTGGTTCGTGCTGACCAAGCCGCCGCAGCACGCATAGCTCCAATGCAGAACGAGCTGCAGCGCCTTGAGTGGCAGATGCAGCAGTTCATCAACACCTACGGCGGAAGCGGCCGCTCCGCTGCCGGCACTTCCCAGGCTAACGGATAAGAATTCGTTCCCTCCTCCAGAAGGGTGGCGGCCAATACGGGTCGCTGCCCGATGGAGGGGATAGCATATATAAACAAGAGGAGATATGAACGAGAGCAACGTGTTATTCAAGAACCTGACGGCCGGCGCCACCATCCACGCGCTCATCAAGGGCGACAATATGCGCTATGTCGAAGGGGCGATCGTGAGTGTTGGCATGCCGCGCTATGACATACCGAAGGACAACAGTTCGATACAGATGTCCGTGCCGGCACTGCCGACAAGCGTGGTTGATGTGACGTACTCGCTCGAGGGCAAGAACTTCACGGACGCCATTGATGTCAACGCGTCGATGCATCCCACCAAGCAGCCTGGCGCCACCACATTGCTGGCCACCGACAAGTCGACGATCCTGAGAGAGCTGCGCGCCACGCTGAAGATTGACGAGGACTACCTGGCCCACGTCGACGACGAGAAGGCCAGACGCGAGAAAAGCGTGGCCAAATGCCGCGAGCTCATCAGCCAGCTCGATACCGAGTACGCTGAGAAGCAGGCGTTCGAGAACCGCATCAAGACACTCGAGGAGGGGCAGAGCCAGACCAACGCGATGCTGCAGCAGATCATTGACAAACTCAACAAATGACCGCTATGGACCTGAACAAGAAATTCGACGAGCTTTACGGCCACATCACCTCAAGCCGCGACACCAGGAAGATGAGGATGCTCGGCTGGGTGATGAAGAAGATGATGCAGGACGCCATCGAGGCGCACCCGCAGATGGCCGAGGAATACCTCTCAGTGCTTGAGAGCGTGCGCTGGGACAACTACCTCACCGAGAAGGAGGCTGACACTGTCATCGCGGCTATGGAGCCGGCACCCAAGTGGAACAGGCAGCAGTGGCTGAAGATGATGGAGCAGACCGGCGAGAGCGCGGAGCATTACCCCTGCTTCAACCGGTGCGCGCTGTATGTGGCCATGTGCATGGTCGACAGCGACGACGGCGAGACCATCGCCAGGCTAATGGGTAATGGAGGCGTTGCCACGGGCGACATGGACTACTTCGCCATGATCCACCAGCTGGCGCTCAACAAACTGAAGGACAAGGACGGCGTGTTCAACATCCGCCGTTACTTCAAGGACGTGCTATGGCCGGAGGCCGGACAGAAACGATAAACGCCATGTACTGCATCAACGACAACCGAGACAGGTCCAAGACCGTGACGCTGACTTTCCTGCGCGAGGAGCTGCTGTACGACATCAGCAACATCGCCTTCGTCACAGGCGACGTGATGAAGAAGGAAAGCGAGCACGAGAGCCACCAGGTGCAGGACATCGCCGAGGACGGCAACGTCGACCGCGTGACCCGAATCCTCGACCTGGGCGTCGCGCACTGCCGCGAGGCGCTGTTTCCCTACAGCAAGGTCCCCGTGTGCCCGCACACGTACAAGGACGACACGCTGAGGGAGCCAGACAGTTACGTCATCGACCTGCGCGTGCCGTCCGACTTCTCGAAGACCACAGCCGAGTATCTCGAGAAACTGATCCACGAGCTGCTCGTCGCGTGGGTGCTGGCCGACTGGTTCGGCATCACCTATCCCGAAAAGGCCGAATGGTGGGGCGCCAAGGCGTCGGCCCTGGAGGACAAGATCAAGGGCGCGCTGGCGCGCTCCTGCGGCTACGTCTACCGCCGCCGCTCCCCGTTCGACAGCGGTTCCGTGCGCTGAACAATGATTAGAGATTAGAGATTAGTGAAAAGCGCGCTGGCCTCACGGCTGGCGCGCTCTCGCGTTTAAAGACATTAAAAACCAATAATCTATAGCATATATCTTCTTAGCGCGGCCTGTTGTCGTGCCGCGGCGTGAGCTGGATGGTGCATCCCGTTACCGACTCGCCGGGTTTGAGCCGAAGCATCAGGGCGACGCGGAACCACTTGTAGGGCGAGCCGCTGAAGCCCCGCAGGTACTCGTTGCCGCTTGACTGGACGATGTGCCATCGGTAGAGGTCGCGCGAACCGAGCAGCACCTGGCTGACGTGCGACTCCCTGTCCTTACCCCACCGCGGGAACAGGCCCCGCTGGATGACCGTGTCGACGGTCTTGAGCACGTCGGGGTTGTCGAGCGCGAGCGGGCGGGTGACGAGAAGTTGGTAGGCCGCGGCGCCGGTGTCGCCCGCTGAGCAGTCCACGAGCCTGCCGTCTTTGGTCACGGCGAGGGCCTCAGGATAGGACCTGATGCCGTAGCCGATGGAGGACTGCATCATGCCCCACTTGTTCGACTGCAGCGAGTAGATGTAGGCGTAGCTGTAGCCGTAGCCGGGGTTGTAGACGATGACGCGCTGCCCGCGGTAGTCGTACACCATGCGGCATTCAGCCAGAAAGATTCCGAACGGGCCGACCTCATCCATGATGCCCATCCCGTTGAGCAAGGCCAGCTTGCTGGGGATAATGCCGCCGTCAGTGCCTATAATGCGCACCAGGTGGCCCTTGTCGTCGATGGCGTCGCTGACGCACTGGGTCTGGCTGCCGCTGATGAGCATGATGCCGCGCGCCGTGGCGAACAGCACCGCGTCGTCAAGCTGGGTTATACTCTCCGGATTGATGCAGACGTCACGCGAGACGGGCTGCACGGCGGAGAAGCCGCCGCTGTCGGTCGTGTGCAGCGCCCACACACCCTCGCTGGTGAACGCGTAGAGCGGGAACTGTCCGAACTGACCCTGGGAAAGCGCCTTGACGGCGGCGCAGATGCCGTATATCTCGCCCGTGCCCACCGTGTTGATGCCGGTGGCAGGGAAGAAGAACGGGTTGTTGATTTCGGAGGTGTAGAGCTTGTTGGGCACGGACACCACGCGCTCCGTCTCGGGCGACGCCTCGGGGATTGACGCCACCGTCTGCTGCTCAGCGTCCTCGTCCAGGCTGCAGAAATACGCGCCGTTGAGCGTGGGATGCTGCGTGAGCGACAGCTCGATGTCCTGCCCGCCGATGGTCAGGTAGGCGCGCTTGGCGTCCGCACCGGGATAAAAGAACCAGGGCACCGCCGACGAGCGGTAGGCGTAACGCACGGTGCCCACAGGCGACCGCAGGACCACCTCGCGGCCGTCAGCGTCGACGGTCACCGTCGCCGCGGTCTCGCAGGTGCCCGTGTCCCCCACCCTGTGCCACATGCACGCAGGGTTGAATCCGCTGAACAGCCGCCTGCTCACGCCCGCCAGGTTGACGCGGCCGTTGAACGCGAACGACTTGGACGCTATCAGCCCGTCGTGCGAGCCGTAGTCGTCGCTCATGAGTTCGCGCGTCACGATATTGTCGTTGGTGGGCTCGAAGTCGGGCACGATGTCTCCGCCTCCTTCCTGCAGCAGGCGGTTGTGCTGGGGCATCGACGAAGACAGCCTGGCCTGCTTGACCAGGTAGAACGTGCCGTTGTCGCACACCTGGGCGGCGAGGCGCGTGTTCCTGGGCGGCTGTGGCGTGGCCGTCTCGATGGTGATGTCCTTGTCCTTGACGCCCTGGTCATAGGTATAAAACTGTGGCGAGACGAACACGTCGACCGACTCGATGATGTCGCTCCACTGCATGAGATCCTCGACCTGGGCCGTGTCGAGCGGGACACCGCGCAGCGTGTATCCGGTCAGCGTCGCCTTGATATTGGCGGGCGTGCCCACCTTCGTCCTGTCCTCCGACACGCCGGACCAGCCCATGTCCAGCCGAGGGGTGTTCAGCGTGGGGATCATCAGCGCGGGCGCCGAGTGCATGGTCAGGCTGCCGTCGTACATGCGGAATGCGTAGCGCACGAAAAACGGGAAGGCGAAGCGCCTGTCATCCGTCACCTCGGCCACCACGCCGTTGAGCGAGGCCATGACGCCCTGGCGCAGCCGCGCGAGCACGTCCTTGCCGGTCTCCTCCCCGGGGGCCGTCTCCTCATCTGAATTAAACCACCATATCGGCGTGATCGGACCGTCAAAGATCTCGGGATGGCCCGATATGTCCCACTCGACCTTGTGCGTGTCGCTCTCATATTCCTTGGCGTCGGCCAGCTCGAAGCGCAGGTCGAGTTCCGGCAGGTGCGTTCCGAGGTACCGGTAGGCGCCGTTCTTCCAGAGGATGTAGTGCACGCCGTCCACGGCCAGCACGACGAGCGTGTTGCCGACTGGCTCCACCTTGATGACCTCCGCTCCAGCGAAGTCGCGGATGAAACTCTCGGGCGGCTCGGTGCCGTCCTTGTCCAGCCACTTCAGCGCCGTGCCGTCCAGGCAGACGTAGTGGTGGAACGCGGCTGTCCTGTGGACGCACAGGATGCGGGCGCGGTTCGGGATGTCGAACACCTTGGCTGGCGGGAGGACAGGGCGGACGGTGCCGTCCTCGGGGATGAGGTTCATGGCCACGGCGAGGTCACCCTCGAGGGCCTCGTGGTCGTTGGGGTTGGCGGAAAATCCGCCGTATTTCACTTCCTTGATCATGACATTAACTGTTGCGGTTGAAACGGATGATGACCGGCAGGGCCGGGCCGACGCACGGGATTTCCTCGGGCTCGCCGACAGGCAGCTTGGCCTGGGTGACGGAGAACCCGCACAGGTCGAGCACCTGTCGGCAGATCTCGACGGAGTGGGCGCGCAGCGAGTGGCACTTGCGCACGCGTCGGCTGGTGGCGCGGCACACGGCCTTGTGCTTGCCGCTGACGCGCCCAGCCTTGTGCTTGACGTAGATGTAGAACTCGCGTGTGCGCTCGTCCTCGGCGATGTCGATCACGTCGCCCGGCTCGATGCCGAGCGCCTTGCTCACGCGCGCGCTGATCTCGATGCGGCCGTCGGCGTTGAAGGCGATGTCGTGCCGCCGCGTATTTCCCAAGAAATCCTTCATCGTTATCGCAAAGATATGGTCATGATGCCTGCCGGTTTGTTTATCTATTAACTCTAATACAGCGGCGTGTCGTCGGGAGCCGGTGCCGGAGAGAAGGCAGACGCGCTGTCGTGCACGTCGGCCTTGTAGGCGTGGATGTCGGTGTACCAGCGGCCGTTGAACTCACGGCTCTCGATGTCGTAGCTGATGGTGGCGATGTCGCCGATGGCCAGCGGGTACTGGTCGACGCGGTCGCCGAAGAAGTCGAACTTGACTTTCTTCGGGTAGCTGTCCAATGTCTCGAGGACATACTCCTGCTTGCACCACTCGTTACCTGACTTACTGATGCCTCCCTGTGGCGGGAGGACCTGGATAATCTTGCCTTTGATTTCCATTTTTTATAGTTCTTTGAATTGTTGTTGAAGTTCTTTGATTCTTGACTGGATCGCGCTTGTTATTTCTGCTCTCAGTTTATCCCAGGTTTCCTGTGGTAGCCTGAAACCTGGCTCCACTTCGCTAAATGCGGCGTCGCCTAACGTAAAATGAAATGCACTACATTTCAGCCAAGACAAAGCGACTTGTAACTTTGTGAGTTCGTGTTGTATTGATGCTGCGGATTCTGCGCGCAGCATCAATATTTTAAAATCGGTTTGTGTCATATCTTACTCGGAGATAATTGAGTTTGGATGTGCGGCGAGGCAGATGTGGTAGCCGCCGACGAGTTCGACCTTAACGCAGGGCGCGCCGTAATGGTCGTGCGGGCATCCGTCGCAGGGCATGTCGCCCACGCATACCACCTCCATACCTAGGAGGTCCTTGAGGCTCTCCGGGCTTTCCGCGGGGCCGTCTTCGGCCTGGCTTGCCGCGTCCTGGCCGCAGTGGTGTTGCTCATCGGTAAGATACTGAACGACCGCTTTGAGAAATGATTCATTGCAAGGTACACTTTCCAAAAATTCCTGCAATGAGATGTCCCCTTTCTGGAACGCTTCAAACTTTTCTTGATTAATATTGGAAAACGCGGGGAGTTGAAAAGTCTTATTCATCTTATCAAGGACGGGCATAAACTCGCGTTGTTCGTGTTCCAGATGTTCGGCAATCTTCTCTTTATTTTCTTCCAACTTCACCCTGTTGCGGTAGAAGCGGATGCGGTTCATCAAGTTGGTCCGAATATAATCATAGGCTTGTAACTCGTCCACCATCAAGCATCGCTCTTGTGAATCGGGCATGAGTTCCTCAAAGTTGAGGTCGGTGACAAGTTCGCGGATCGAATAGATCACACGTTGGGCACGTTTGTACTCGGCTTCGAGTGAAGCCAGGACTTTCTTGTCGTAATTGAGTTGTTCTTGCTTGTTCATAATGTTTGTTGATTTGTTAATATAATGTTTGTAAATATTGGTAGCATGTGAAGCCTTTGCGCGGCCTGAATTCGATGAACGGGAATAGTTCAAAGTATTGTTTCTTGTTGCACCAGCCCGCCATGTCCTTTTGCCATTGCGGTATTGGCCTGTCCGGATTGTCGAGGTCGCGATACGGCTGGGCATACGGGTAGACTCGTCTACCCGTATGCCCTTCTCTGAGCTGCTGATTCCGCTCCCACCAGTAATGGGTACGGTCATAGCACTCATGGAAGTTGTCGTTGAGCATGGTGTAGATGAAGAACTGCCCGCTGAATCCATGGGAGTATATCAGCTCCATGGCGCGCTCGCACTCGTCTATCTGGGCGTGGGTATCGCAGCCGAAGCGGATGCGCCGTTCCAGCCACTTGCACTTGGCCAGCAGCCTGGCAAATCCATCAGTGACAAGCCTGGCATCCAACGCCTGGTTGAAGTCGACGCGGTAGCCACGCTTGATGATCTTCTCCAGCTGATCCACGGCGTAGCCACCGGCGGCCAGGATGTTGTTGTCCATGAGGACCAGCTTGCGGCGCCCTTCGATGGCTATCTCGTCCACGTCCATGTAGGGACGGATGGCGCCTTCCTTTCGGGGCACGCAACACCATTTGCACTTGTTCGGGCAGCCGCGCGTGAGGAAGCCGTAGGCAGTGTCCTTTGGTAAGTTCGGGTAGATGCTGTAGTCGGGCTGCATCCGGTCTATCTCGTCGGGCAGCTGGCTGCTGATGTCGTAGCCGGTACCGCCGCGGATGATCTCGTCGGCGTCGTAGCAGGTGAGGTCGTCAGGCGAGAAGTTGAACACCTTTGACATATAGACACGGTCATAGTGGATGAACGGTATCGCCCAATCCACCTGGTCGCAGCGCTCGCGGTGATAGCGTGCTATCTTGGCGAGGGCAAGATTGGGGTAGATTGTCGCTCCCCATTTCTTTTTCTTGGCGTGTCCGTCTATGTCAACGAGCCCGATAATCATGAGTTATTGGTTGTTTTGTTGCTTGTACTTCTTGACGAGTTCCTGCTCGCCCATGTATTCAAGGAAGTCAATAATCAGTTCAAATTTGGGAATTACTGCTGTGATTGCGTTGTCGTCTTGACTGAGAAGGACGACAACATAATCCTTGAGCATCACATTGGCCAGCCATTCGGCCGCCTTTGCGATGGTTGCCTTTTCTTTGTGCAGGTTGTCTAAGTTGTATTGTATCGCACGGTCTTCCACTTGGTCAAAAGTTTCGTTCAACGTCAATAGTCTCGACACGTCCTTATCAGTGTGGCCATCCCACTCAGGAGCCTTGTCAAGAACCTTGCAGTCAAACAGGTTCCAATCCTTCAACTCATAGTGGTAGGTATAGTCGCCAGCCGGTGTTGTGATGCCGACGATAAACCAGCCGCCACCAAAGCACGGTTCCCCGTCGTTGTGGAGTCTTGACTTCCAGGCCTTATCCTTATAGGCGTTGACAAGAGCCGCAAACAGATAGAGCCGCTGGTTGTAAAGCGAGTTGAAGGTGTGGTAACCATCGCTTATCTCGCCGATGTCATCAACCTTGTCAAGTTGAGACAAGATGTATTTCTTTTCTTCTTCTTTCATAATCATTGTGCTTGTTTGAGCAAGGCGGATCCTTGCAATACTTCAACGGGTTGTACTTTGAATCCGACTTCCTTGGCATGCTGCTCGACGACGGCGCTGCGGGTAGTGTTCCCGTCCCAGTAGGCCTCCATGGAGCCTCGGCCGGGGATGATGTAGCCGCGGCGCTTGAGTGCGTAGCGGGCCTCGGTGGCCTTGCGGTTGGAAATCACGCGCAGCTTGGTTTCCTGGGGCAGGCCCCAGCGGATGCGCATACGTTCCTTGCGGATAAGTTCGCGGCGGGACTCGGCGAACCTGGCGATGCGGCGCCGCTCGTTCTCGTCGCCGTTGCGCATGCGGTTGTTCTCTCCCTTGCGGAAGCGTGTCCCGGCTCCATACTTGAGCAGGTTTTTCTTGCCGTGGTTTCCTGGCCCACGGTTGGCCGCTGCCATCATGCGACAACGGTCAAGCACCAGGGCATGAAACCAGTCGGGGTCTTTGGTGAGGCCCAGCTGGCGCGCCCAGCGGTGCAGGCTGCTCTCGCTGATGCCCAGGAAGGCGGCGCAGTCATTGTTGAGTGTGGTGGCGTAGTTGTCGCGCAGCCACTGCTGCTGGTCGCCGGTGAGGACGATCTTTGTGCAGTCGCGCTTGGGTTTGCGGCGCTCTATAACCGGCGCCTCGGGGTCGTATAAAACGTAGCTCATTGCTGTGATTGTTTAAGATACATGTTCATTATTCCCAGGAACCACACCAGCGCCTCGATGGTGTCGATGATGCGGTCGCGCATTCTGTACACCTCGAGCACGCTGTGGCACTCGGGCAGACCTACCTGCCTGCACCACTCCTCGGGCGACACCTTGTCGGAATATCCGGCCTCCTCTTTCGCCCGCTCGCGCGCCCTTTCCTCACGCTCGAGGAAATTGTTGCGCTCCTTGACGAACTCGCCCAGGGCGATCGTGATGCGCATGGGGTCGACCACGCCGTAGAAGTGGCCGTACTTGCCGCACTTGAACCTGTAGAAGAACAGCAGCACCTCGGAAACCTTGAGGTAGTAGTACTCGGTGGCTATCGCGTTGGCGAGGAACTCTGCCTGGTAGTCGCTGAGCGTGCCCTTGCTGTTGGAGTAGACGACGAGCTCGAGGATCTGCTGCATCAGCCACATGACCGGGAAGTTGTCGCCGTAGGCTTTTTTGAGCACCACCAGCATCGGGGCCTTCTCGCTCAGGATTGCCTGCTCGGGGTTGTGCCCCGCGTTGATCTGCAGCCGCGGGTCGAACGTCTTCAGGAACCGCTCACGGTTGCCGTATGTTTGCAGCACGAGCATCGTCTTCTGCCGCAAGGCGGGCGATAGCTGCCGCGTATCCCTGGGCGAGTCGCACGCGCTCTGCGGCGCGCGGGTCGTTATCTGTTTTATTGTCTCCATGACGTTTCAGTTCTCTTGCTTTGATTCGTAATACCGATAAGAAATGGTGCTTAGTCCACTGGTCGTCGGGCAGGTCGAGGAACTCCCAGTCGTTGAAGATCTCGGCCGTCAGCCTGGCGTAGGTGTCGCGGTCGATGCTTATGGACATGCATCCCATCTCGACCATGGCATCCTGGGCCACTTCCTCGCGCAGGCGCGCCCGCGCAACGGAATTGTTCTTCTTCTGTTCTTCTATATGTTCTTCTATAATAATGGAGGGGTGGTTTTTCCGCCCTTGTGAGGGTGGAATTTCCGCCCTCTCGGGGGTGGTTTTTCCACCCTCTTGCCCCGGTGCCGCCACGCGGTAGCGCTTCGCTCCCTGGACCGTCTCCACCTCGACAAGCCCAGCGCGGACCAACTCCATGACCGCCCTGTTCCATGTGCCCTTGTCGCGGCAGGGCAGCATCTCCATCCACTGCCCGCGCGTGGGGTGGAAGCCGGGTTTCATGGACGCGATCAGCATCCACGCCACCTTGGCCGTGGGCGACAGCGACGGGTCGCGGATAATGGCGTTGGGCGCCTTGGTGAAGCCGTTGTTCTTCAGTTGCATGGCGGTTCATTGTTTTACAGCAGATAGTCGCTGACGCGGTCCTTGAACTCGTCGAAGCTGTGGCAGACGATGTACAGGTAACCGCGCGCCGCCATGTCGCGCGCCCACTCCTTCTGAGCCGGTGACTGCTTACCCTTGGGTGTTTTCATCTCGATGAGCAGCCCGTAGCAGCCTCGACGTGCGACGAGCAGTATCAGATCGCTCACTCCTGCCAGCACGCCCTCGGCCTTGAGCTTGGCCCCGCTCACCTTGTCGCGGCGTCCTCCGTTGGGCACGGCGAACAGGGCGCTGGCATGGGTGGGGAACTGCAGGCGGAACCAGTTGACACAGGCACACTGGATGCGGTGCTCCTCGTCGTCGGGGCGACGGCGCTGCGGTGCCCTTCGCTGGTGCTCGACGAGTTGCTGGAAGGTCATGCGGTTAGACATCGCCGTGCAGCCTTTTCTTGAGGTCGTTGCTTGGGATGAATTTCACCTTGAGTCTTGGCGGCACGATGACCTGGCGCTTGCGGTTGATGTCGCGGGCCACTTTGGCTTTTGAGTGGCGGACGCGGAAGGTACCAAGTCCGCGCAGGTAGATGCTGTTGCCCTGTGAGAAGGCGTCGGCCATCACTGTCATCAGCGCCTCGACGCACTCGAGGCAGGTGGAGCGCTGCAAGCCGGTCTCGTCGGCGAGCGCTGTGATCAATTCTTTTTTAGTCATTGGTCTGATTTTTTTTGATTGTTGATTATTCTATTTCTTAGTTTCTTGGCCATCTTGGTCATGAGGCGGGCGTCGTTGCAGTCCCGAGAATGCACGGCGTGCTCGCGGTAGAATGTCGGGCCACGTTCCAGCAGCGCCAGGATGACGCGCGCGTCGTCGTTGGAGATCGGTATCATAGCATTGCGATGAGTTTGACGGCCGAGCACGCGATGACGGCGACTAGCGCCAGGATGATGACGGCCGCGATGCCGATGCAGATCTTCCCGGCCAGCCTGATATACTTGTCGTCGAGGCTGCGCTGCGGCCCGTTGATGTCATTTGTTCTCATGAATCACTTGACCATGAATCGGCGTGAGCCGGGGACGGTTCTACAGTACTTGGCGTAGAGTTCGGGCTCCGCCTCCTTGAAGGCCTTCTCATCGAACTTGGTGCTGTCCTTGGCTGACTTCCAGGTGCACACCGGCATCGGGTTGCTCTCGAGTGTGCCGGGCAGGCACAGTGTCTCGGCGTCCTGCATGGCGAACTTGATGCGCTCCTCGATCTCCTTCTTTGTCTTGGTAAGCTCGTCGATCTGCGGCTTGAGCATCTTGAGCTCGTTGATGTCGGCCATAATCTCGTCGGTGACCTCGATGGTCTTGCCGGGATTGCTGCGGGTGTACTTGAGCATCATGTCGTCGATGGTGACGATGTCCGGTTCCTTGCCCCCGATGAGGTTCTCATTCCAGAATGTGTCGATCTTGTCCACCATGAAGGCATAGAAGTCATTGTTGTGTTCGACGCGCATGGTACCGAATGAGCGGTTGGTCAGCACGAGCCAGGCGAGATACCCTTCCTCGTAGCCGATGACGCCTATCTGATACATCAACTGCGTGAACCATGATTTAGGGATGCTGTCGGGGTCGTCGGCATCGACCTTGAGCGCCGTGCTCTTGCACTCGACGATACCCTTGGCGCTGGCCGAGCGGCTGTCGCCGATCCAATAGGTACGGTCAGGCGACACGCGCAGGTAGTCGCGCTTCTTGTCCACGGCCAGCCAGTCGCCTGCGCTCGCCTTGATGACGGTCTTGCCGGTCTCGTGCTGGAACATCTGCGAGATCGCGTCCTCGAGGTAGTGCCCCCATCGCATGGCGTCGTTCTCCTGGACGGGAGGGTCGATGCCGAGTTTCCGCCTCCAGAGCTGATAAGGTGTTTCCCAAGGGTTGACGCCGAGGATTGTGCCCACCTCGCTGGAGCCGATGCCCAGCTTGCGTTGTTCGAGCCACTCCTGATGGGTGGCGGGTCGGATGATGTTGTAAGTTCTTGCCATGATTGTTGATTGTTTAATTGGTTATTGGTTTTTAAAAATGGGGCGGCGCGTTGACCGCCCCGTGTAAAATGAAACTTGACTAACCTCCAGTCACTGCTCTTGCCCGAAGAGCGACTGGTCTTCTTCTTTGGTCGGCTGCTGGGCCTGCTGGGTCACTGTCTTTTCCTGGGCAGGCTGCTTGGCAGTAGCCTGCTCGGTCTTCTTCTTAATAGCGTCCTGGATGGCCTGCTGGCGGGCTGGAGCCTTTGGCTCAGCCTCTCCAATCGCCTTCTGCATCGCGTCATTGACCGCGCTGGCGGTCTTCTTGGCATCTTCCTTGGTCTTCTTGTCATTGACCGCCTGGACAAAGGTCTCGGCCACAGTGGTTGTGCCCTCCTTAATAGCGTTTGCCACACCGCGGAGTTCAAACACCATGTCGGTGTCGATCTGCTCGCGCTTCTCGATATCGAGGTAGGCGTAGAGCATCTCCTCAGTGACGCCGAGCTTCGCGAAGTAGCCGATAAGGTTCTGGCGACTTGTCTCCAGGTCAAGAGCCTTGCCCATGGCTACCTGCTTTACCTCACTGACAACTTTCTTGACGACAGCCTTTGGAACGATCTTCAGTACCGCGTTGCGGAACGCGATGGCGCTTGCGGCGTTTCCGGTGACCACCTGCATGTCCTCGCTGAATGTGCGGCCCTGCTTGTCGGTGATGCGGCGCTTCACCTCAACGCTGACCGCCACGTTTGTCTCCAGGTCGAGACATGTCCCCTCGGCTGTGATGGTCTTGCCGTCATTGGCGATAATGCTGGTCTTTACCCGCATGTTGCCCCATGCGCTGGCGATGATCTCGGCCATGCGGACCGACAATCCCTCGATGAGCTGTTGCCCGCCTTGGCCTGCTCGGCGCAGCGCGTAAAAGCAATCATTTGCCGTTTCCTCGTCCATGGTGGCGTAGGTCTGGATTTTGTTCAAGACTGTGGGCAGATGACGTGGATAGGCTTTCGCCGTTGAAATCTGTACGTCGATAGCGGCCCTCTCCTGTGCCTGGACGATCTCGGCCTGCTGAATCTGAATAATTTCACTCATGATTGTTGATAAAATTTATTGGTTGATAATTGCGGCCGCGGTCGGTTGTCAAAGGGCCGGCGCAGTCACGCTGCGCCCTGCCCATCAACAATCATGACCATCAGCCATGATAAGTCTCATTGTGGAGGATGGCGGACTCGAACCGCCGGCCTGCTGCGTGCGATGCAGCCGCTCTACCCGCTGAGCTAATCCCCCATAACGCGGGGACAAGCCCCGCAGTTACCATACTTTATTCACCAAATTTAACCCGCTGTTACGTAAGCGGCCCCTGCCTTTACAGGGGACGAAAAAAATGAATAAGAAAATATTACATGAGTTTGTCTATCAAAGCCGTCACGTCTGCAATGGTCACCTCGCCATCGCCATTCACGTCTGCATTAATTTCGCTCATTGTTGTAGAAAATTTATGTGGTTAATAATTACGATTTCTTAAACTTGATGATGAATACCTTCCTGTCGGTTGG